CTTGAGTTCTCTTGGAATGATGCACATGATAACAAATACTTCCACGTACTGGACACTGAGACGCGTGTGATGACCGCTATACGCAACCCGCACACACTGTACCACCGTATATACTATGACGATACAACTACTAACTATGATGACTATGATTTAAGTCAAGTAGATCAAAAGTTTGTAAAAATAGTTGTAAAACACAAAAATGACCTGTTTACATTTGATAAATTTGTTGATAGAATACAGAATAGGGCAATACATGAATTAAAGATTGCTGAAAATTTCAATGAGTTTCTTGGGGATAACGTGGAGGATGAGGGTGTGTCTGTCGAGGATACTACGGTATTACTAGACAGTTATGTTGATGCAGTTGATACAGAACTTGATAAAGATCGTATTAAGAAAGAAATGCATGAACTAATGACAGAGGCACAAGCTCTCGAAATAGCATGATCGTATTTAAAACTTTAAAATACCGTAACTTCTTATCTACGGGCGATAAGTGGACGGAAATTGATTTTCTGTCCCATAAGACTACATTAGTTGTTGGGCATAATGGCGCTGGTAAGTCCACTATGCTTGATGCCCTTAGCTTTGCCTTATTTGGCAAAGCGCACAGAAATATTAGTAAACCTCAACTTGTAAACAGCATTAATAATAAAGGTTGTGTGGTTGAGGTTACATTTAAAGCATTAGGCTCAGACTTTCGTGTTGTACGTGGCATTAAGCCAAATAAGTTTGAGATATGGAAAGGCAGTGAGATGCTTAATCAATCGTCTCACGCTAAAGAGTACCAGAGGATCCTCGAGCAAAACATCATTAAGTTGAACCATAAGTCGTTCCACCAGATCGTTGTTCTAGGCTCATCTTCCTTCATTCCGTTTATGCAGCTAAGTGCACAGAATCGACGTGATGTTATCGAGGATCTTCTGGACATTAATGTTTTCTCTAAAATGAATGGCTTATTGAAAGAAAAGAATAGCCTGCTAAAAGAAAATATAAAAGATAACGATTACACATTTGAGCTTACTAAAGACAAGATTGATTTACAAAAAAAGTATATCAAAGAAGTTGAGGACTTAAGCAATGGCCAGATTGAAGAAAAGCAAGATCAAATTGAAGAAGCCGAAGATCAAATCAATGAGCTTAATAGCGAAAACGGGTTTCTTACAGAGGACATCGATGAGATGTCCATTGGCCTCGAAGAAAGTCTTAAAAAGAACCACGACAAAAAACAATCGTTGTTACAGTACAGGGCTGAGTTCAATCAAAAAGTCTCAAGTCTCGTCAAGGACTCAAAGTTTTACGAAGAAAATGATACTTGCCCCACATGTTCCCAAGATATTAGTGCAGATCTTCGATCAGAGAAACTGTCCACCGCCAAAACTAAAGCAGCCGAAATCCAAAAAGCTTTGGATGATGTCTCTGCACAATCGTCTATTGTGGAATCAATTATTGAAGGGTTACACAATACCGCTAATGCGATCAGAGATAAAACCTCATCTATATCTACTAACAATCGAGAAATCGTACGGCTGCAAGGACAAGTACAAAATCTCACCACTGCCATATCAAAGATACGCGGCAATGATGGTGATGTAGCCAAGTCTAAAGAAGATTTGACAGAACTTATTAATAAAAAAGATAATTTGTTTGAAAAAAGATTGTACTTAAATGAATCTTTAAGTTATAATAGTGTTATACTTGAGATGTTAAAGGACACCGGAATAAAAACAAAAATCATTAAACAATATCTACCTGTAATAAATAAGCTTGTCAATCAATACTTACAGATCCTTGACTTCTTTGTGTCATTTAATCTGGATGAAGCTTTTCAAGAAACTATCAGATCTCGATTCCGCGACTCATTTACATATGATTCGTTTTCTGAAGGTGAAAAGCAACGTATTGATTTGGCCCTTCTGTTTACATGGCGTCAAATCGCAAAGATGAAGAATAGTGTTGCCACTAATCTTTTAATTTTAGATGAGACCTTTGACAGCTCACTTGATCATGAAGGTGTTGACAATCTTATGAAGATCATCTACACGCTTGGTGATGACACAAATATCTTTATTATCTCACACAAAGGTGAAATGTTGGATGGTAAATTTGCAAGTAAACTTGAGTTCGTCAAGGATAAAAACTTTAGTAAAATCAAAGGAAGTTGATTATGGAAATTAGTGCAAATACAGTTAATGTTCTAAAGAACTTTGCTGCTATTAATAGCAATATTGTTATTAAACCTGGTAATAAGATTATGACAATCTCTGAGGCTAAGAATATTCTTGCCGAAGCTACAGTCAATGAAGAATTTAGTACAATGGCAGGCATTTATGATTTACAAGAGTTCTTAAATGTGTTAGGATTAGTAGATAAGCCTTCAGTTTCATTTGGCGAAGACAACATTTATATTGGTGGAAATGCAGGTAGAGCTATTGTAAAATATTACTATGCAGATCCAGAGATTCTTACTACACCTACAAAACCAATCACTATGCCTGAAGAAGATGTATGGTTTACGCTTGATGAAACAACAGTAAATGGAATCAAAAAAGCTGCAGCAATCTTCGGGCACAGTCAAATGTTGGTTGAAGCAGACAGCGGTGCCATTAAACTGTCAGTAGTAGATCTGGATAATAGTACTGCAAATCAATATTCAATTACAGTTGATGGAGGATATAATAACGAGTCATTTAAATTCATTATTAATATTGCAAATCTAAAAATGGTTCAAGGAACCTATAACGTAAAAATCTCAAAGAAACTTATTTCACAATTTACAAGTGAAGATTCTAATATTATTTATTGGATAGCACTTGAAAAGTCATCAACATACGGAGAATAAAATGGCTAAAGAAGACGCAGTAAAAGAAGCACACGAATCCCATTCCCCAGTCTATGATTTGGGTAACCGCATCGCACGTAGTACTGTAGCAGTAATTGATACAATGGTACAACGTGGTGCAGTAAAAGGTGAAGAGCTAAGCACTCTAGGACAACTTCGTGATCAATCTACGCAGATGATTCAAATGGCAGAAACATACCAACAGGAACAAGCGGCTGAATAATGAGCAATAATTTTCTCTGGGTAGAGAAGTATCGACCACAAAAGGTGTCTGATACAATCTTACCATCCAAATTGAAAGAAACTTTCCAAGCCATTGTTGATGGCGGAGAACTTCCTAATATGTTGTTCTCTGGTACAGCTGGTCTTGGAAAGACAACAGTGGCCAAAGCTATTTGTAATGAGCTTGACCTTGACTATATTATTATTAATGGATCAGAGGAAGGAAATATTGACACACTACGAGGTAAAATTAAACAGTTTGCCTCAAGCGTTTCATTGCAGGGTGGCTACAAAGTAGTCATCCTCGATGAAGCTGATTACCTAAATCCGCAGTCTACACAACCAGCTTTACGTGGTTTTATTGAAGAGTTTAGCAATAATTGCCGGTTTATTCTAACATGTAATTTTAAAAACCGTATTATTGAACCACTTCACTCTCGGTGTGGTGTCTATGAGTTTAATACTTCTAAGAAAGATTTAGCTGACCTTGCCGCTCAATTCTACAAGCGTTTTGTATACATATTAGATCAGGAAAATGTAGCGTATGAACCAAAGGGAGCAGCTGCCCTTGTTATGAAATACGCGCCAGATTGGCGGAGAGTTCTAAATGAAGGACAAAGAAGTGGAATTAGTGGTAGCGGTATTAATGTTAGTGATAATGGGACTAGCAGTGACAGCTTTGCTGATCTAGCCAAGCATTTAAAGAATAAAGACTTTAAAAAGATGCGGTCATGGGTTGTAAACCATATGGATATAGATACTAATGCTATTCTCCGTGGATTATATGATAACATGAATACACTTGTACAATCACAGAGTATTCCGCAATTAGTATTAATCTTAGCTGATTATCAGTACAAAGATGCTTTTGTGGCAGATCATGAATTAAACATGGTGGCTTGTATGACAGAAATTATGGCGCAGGTAGATTTTATATGAGACTGGCTCTAGGAATTGTAATATTATGGCTATTGCTATATCAAGACGCAGCATTGTTTAAGGTTTTGCATTCATTTATTTTAGGGATTTTAATTTAATGTTAAAGTTATATACACAACCTAAATGTTTTTATTGTAATATAATGAGAGAGCTTCTTGACAAAACTCTACACACTTATCAAATTATTAATATTAAAGAAGACCCTGAAGCCTTTGAATTTATTAAAAGTCAAGGACACACAACTGTTCCACAACTTTATTATAATGACATTCATTTAAATAAAGAAGACACAAGTTTATATACATTAGACACACTAAACAATATAATTGATAGTGCAATAAATCGAACAGACTGGCCATGGCAAGACAGCGGTATTGAACAAGGAATGTAAATGAATCCTTTTGATTATGTAACAAGTATTAACTACACCAAACAAAATATAATGAACGACGACCAAGACGAGAAGGCTTATCCACCCTTTATGGTAAATCGTTCTCTATCTTACTTCGCAGATACTGTAGGACTGGCAAATGTCATGAATCGGTATCACCACCTAGACTCAAAACTCCAATATCATTTTCTTATAAATATAGTTCGTAAACGTAAAAGATTTTCGAAATGGGTTAAACCACAAACTGAGAGTGATATTGAAGTGATTAAAGAGTACTATGGATACAGCAACGAAAAAGCTAGACAAGTATTGTCACTTCTGTCACCTGAACAAATAACTATAATAAAACAGAAGGTGAACAAAGGTGGAAGAACAATTAATCGTTGAATGGAGCCCAGCTGATATGCTGGAAATTACTCTAAATGAACCAGATGACTTTTTAAAGGTACGCGAAACACTAACACGTATTGGTGTAGCATCACGTAAAGATAAAAAGCTATTTCAATCATGCCACATTTTGCATAAACAGGGCCGGTACTTTATTGTACATTTCAAAGAGCTGTTTATGCTAGATGGTAAAAAAGCAAATCTAGAAGAAAGCGATATACAAAGGCGTAATACAATTGCCACACTCATGAGCGATTGGGGTCTTGTAACTATTGAAAAAACTGAAATGGCTGCTAACTGCGCGCCATTACGT